GCTTCTACAAGCGCTACAAATTCAGCAAACTCTGCCACAGCTTCTGCCGCATCTGCTGCGGCTGCTGCCGCTAGTTACGATGACTTCGATGATCGTTACTTGGGCGCTAAGGCTTCAGATCCTGCAACAGATAATGATGGGAACGCTCTGATCACAGGCGCTCTGTACTTCAACACAACTACCAATGTCATGAAGGTCTACAATGGATCTGCTTGGCAGGCTGTAGAGTTTGATCCAGATAGCCTTGAAGTCAGCTTAATCCCGTCTGTTGATAATACTTATGATCTTGGATCAACGACTAAAGAATGGCGCAATCTCTACATTGATGGTACTGCCAACATTGACTCTTTGGTGGCTGATACTGCTGATATTAACGGTGGTACTCTTGATGGCGTGGTTATTGGAGGTGCTAGTGCGGCTGCTGCTACGTTTACTACAGCGACTGCGACCACAGGTAACATCACTACTGTAAACGCTACTACTGTAGATTCTACTAATGTAGAGGTTACAAATCTTAAAGCTAAGGACGGTACAGCTAGTGCGACTATTGCAGATGTAACTGGTGTAATGACTGTAGCTAGTGCTGTATTGACCACTGCGGACATTAATGGTGGTACTGCTGATGCAGTCGTTATTGGTGGTGCAACTCCTGCTGCTGGTACGTTTACCAGTTTAAACGCTACAGGTGGCGGTGCTTTAACCGGAACTTGGTCTAATCTTGGCTCTGTTACCACTATAGACATTAACGGTGGAACCATTGACGGTGCTGTCATTGGAGGTTCTAGTGCTGCTGCTGGTACGTTCACAGACCTTACTTCTAACTCTTCTGCAACATTAAAGCACTCAGGAAGCACAAAACTCTATACATTGTCAGACGGTGTAGGCATTACTGGCACAATGTATTCTGACTTAATGGAAGTCAACGGAACAGCAATCATAGAAGCTACTTCAGCTTCTGCTGCGCTTCGTATTACGCAGCTAGGTAGCGGCAATGCCTTGCTTGTTGAAGATTCATCAAATCCTGATAGCACTCCGTTTGTTGTTACTGCTACTGGAAGCGTAGGTATTGGTAATACAAGTCCTGCAACTGCTCTTGATGTAACAGGCACAATCACGGCTGATGGGTTGACTGTTGATGGCGACATTACAGTTAATGATGCGAGTCCTACACTTAGCCTATTTGATACAGACGGAACGAATCAACTAGGACAAGTAAGACAAGTTTCAGACCGAATTATTGTGTCTGCACGAAATAACACTGCTTATGGGAGTATATACTTTACAGGTCGAGACGCATCTACTGAAATAAACAGGATGATTATTGATGGGCCAACAGGCGACATCTCCTTCTACGAAGACACCGGAACAACAGCTAAGTTCTTCTGGGATGCAAGTGCTGAGTCTTTGGGTATTGGTACTACGAGTCCTTCTTCTGTATTACATCTAAGCACTTCAAACGACCCAAAAATAACTTTGACAGATACAGGATTTGGAGCATCTGCTGACATCACAGGCTCAAACGGAAATTTAAGACTTAACAGTCAAACAGCTACTATTTTTGATATGGCTGATAGCGAAGTTGCGCGCATTGACTCCTCCGGCAGAGTGGGGATTGGTACTACCACTGTTACAGAATCCCTTGATGCAAATGGAAACATAAAGCTCAGGGCTTCTACTGCTGCTCGTTATGTTTATTCTGCTGTTGGTGATAGCACAACAGTTGATGCTGGTCATAAGTACGACTCTGTTTCTGATTATGTGGCTACTCTTACTGGTGGCTCTGAAAAAATGCGGGTTGACTCCTCCGGTAACTTGTTATTAGGTATTACAACTGACCCTCTCGGCTCGCGTTTAGCGTTAAGTCGCTCAGATGATACGGCATTTGGTTTAGGAATATGGGGCGAAGATACGTCAACTGAATATTTAGCGTTTGGTGTTCCTGCTGCTGGTGAATCTCGCATCACAGCGGGCGGAGTAGGAACTACATCAAATGCCTTAACTTTTCACACATCGGCGTCTGGTACAGAAGCAGAACGCATGCGCATCGACTCCTCCGGTAACTTGTTGGTGGGCAAGACTATTGCAACTGCTACCGATTTAGGCGCTCAAATAGAATCTGATGGCCAGATTAAAACAACATCTAACAATCAGTCTTCGCTTACACTGAACCGTAAAACGTCTGACGGAGAAATTGCTATCTTCCAAAAAGACGGCACAGCCGTAGGTAGTATTGCTTCTTCGCCAAATGCAATTATTTTTGGTAGCGGTGATGTTAATCTTAAATTCCTAACTTCATCACCTGCTATTTATCCACGCAAAGCCAATGATACAACTAGCGATGGATATACCGATCTTGGTTTAAGTAGCAACCGCTTCAAAGACCTCTACCTAGCAGGCGGCGCCTACCTTGGCGGTACAACCTCTTCTAATCTGCTAAACGATTATGAGGAGGGGACTTTTACTCCTACAATACCAAATTTAACTATTGGTAATGGAACACAAGCGCATATCTATACTAAAGTTGGCAATAAAGTAACAATAGAAGGAATAATTACTTTGGGTAGCACTTCTTCTATATCTGGTGCGCTTACAGGAACTGTGCCATTTACACCTAATGCAACACATAGAGCTTATGGCAAGTCTTATTTATTAGACAACGGCGCACAAAATTATGTTGGAACAGTTATTGTTAATGAAGCTGGTGGTTTGCAACTTTTAGCGGATGCTGCATCAGCGTCTTATTTATATTATTCAAATTTATCATCAACTGTTCCATTTACATGGACTACTGGAGATGTGATTCGTTATTCAATTACTTATATAGCAGCCTAATTACCTCAAGTGGATTCTTGAGACGGAGAAAACAAAATGGCACTAACTAAACAAGAAGTAGTAGACAAAATTGAAGTAATAGAAAACGGTTGTGTTCAAGTACGCACAGCTACTCGTATTGTTGAAGATGGCAATGTGATTTCATCTTCTTACCATAGGCACGTTATTGCACCTGCTGATGATTACAGCAATGAGGACTCAAGAGTTCAGGCAATCTGTGCAGCAACTCACACCGCTGAAGTAATAGCAGCATACCAAGCATCACAGGAGACTGAATAATGAATTGGACAATCGCAACACTTGAATCAAACAATGCAGACGGTGGAGTCACTGTGGCTCATTGGAGATGTAACGCAGAAGAAACCGTAGGTACTGGTGATGATGCAGTGACTTACACAGCCTCAGCTTATGGTACTTGTGGTTTCACACCAGACGCTTCAGCAGATGGCTTTGTGGCCTACGCTGATTTAACTGAAGCTGAAGTTCTTAACTGGGTATGGGATTCAGTAGACAAAGATGCTACAGAAGCCGCACTCACGGCTAAGATTGAAGCTGACAAAAATCCTGTATCGACTACAGGGGTTCCGTGGTAAACAACTAGGAGAAATCTAATGAGTAAAGACACGAAAAAACCTCAGATGATTACGATTGACGAAGTAGAGTATGACGCTGCTGATTTCACAGAACAGCAGGTAGTCTTAACCAATCACTGTTTAGATTTGGATAGAAAGATTGCAAACATGAACTTCCAGCTTCAACAACTACAAGTTGGAAAAGATGCGTTTTTGAAAATGCTGAAAGATTCTTTGCAAGAAGATTAAAACCTATGAGGTAGTGCCAGATGGATCCACTTACAATCAGTGCTTGTATATCTGGCGCTACCAAAGCATACAACCTTGTAGCTAAAGCAGTAAATGCTGGTCGTGAAATAGAAGACACGGCTAGTTATATTGGTAAATTCTTTGACCATAAGGAAAAGATTAACGAGATAGAAGCGGAGATACAGTACGGCCCCAAGCTCTTCAGGGGCCAATCTGTTGAAGCTCAAGCCTTAGAAATCCAAATGGCAAAGAAGAAAACCAATGACATGGAAACGTCTTTACGAGAACTTTGTTATTACACGGTCGGTAAAGACTTCTATGACGAAATGATGGTTGAGCGTAGAAAGATACGCCAACGAAGATTAGAGCAAGCTAAAGCAAGGGCAGCAAGAAAGAAGCTATTCATTGATGGTGGGATTGTTGTCGGTTTGTTTGCTTCGTTGATTGGTGTGATTATATTCGGTGTGAATCTAGCAAGGGGATAACATGATTAAGTTATTGAAGAAGATCGGTGAGCCAGTGTGGAAGTTTGCAGAAGGTGCGTCACTTGAAGTAATTGGTGGAGCTACGCTTGCTGTTATCGTATTGATTATTGCCTTGGCAATTCTATGAAATTCGGCGCTATCAAGAAGATTGTTGGAGGTATTGCTCCTACTCTGGGAGCGACTCTCGGTGGCCCACTAGGTGGTGCTGCCGGTAAAGTTATTGCGGAGGTTTTAGGTTGTGAGCCTACACCAGATGCAATAGAAAAACGGATGCAAACAGCAACAGCCGAAGATCTGTTCAAGATCAAGGAAGCCGAACTCAAGTACGCTGCCAAGATGAAAGAACTCGGCGTTGATATGTTTGAGCTTGAGACAAAAGACAAGCAAGATGCCCGTAAATACTTTTCTGGCGACTGGACAGCACGAGCAATTGGTTTAACGAGCTTATTTGGATTCCTCGGCTATATCTTTCTTGTGACTGTTCAGCCACCAGATGCCAACTCAGACACAATAGTGTCACTGGTGCTGGGCTACTTGGGCGGCACTGTTAGTGCAGTTATCAGTTTTTATTTTGGAGCAAGTCAGACTCAGCAAAATGGAAAAGATTAATAAATTAATTCGTCTGCACGAAGGTGAAGTAAAGACAAACGGCAGGCATCTGGCGTACCGATGTCCTGTTGGTTATTGGACAATTGGTATCGGTCGAAATGTGGATCCAGAAAACGGCCTCGGGCTTTCTGATGACGAAGTTGACTATTTGTTATCGAATGATATTAAGCGCGTCACTAAAGAACTAGATACAGCTTTTCCGTGGTTCTCAGCGCTTAACGAAGCTCGTAGAGACGCACTGATAGATATATGTTTTAACATTGGTCTACCACGCTTAAAAGGTTTCTCTAACGCATTAGCCGCGATGGCTGAAGGCAAATACACAATAGCTTCTTTGGAATTTTTAGATTCGCTCTGGGCAAAACAAGTCGGTCAACGAGCGAAAACTGTTGCAGGGATGATAAGTACAGGGAAGTATCCTGATGGCTTTCAACAATAGTAAAAATCGCAAAATCCCAGATGCAGCTCTGCTAGATTTTTGTACAACTGAAAATCAGCGGAATATCTTGTCGCTGTGGATTGAACTCGGAACAAGTAGAGCTGTCGCCAATAAGCTAGATATTAGCGAGACTAGCGTCAGAAGAATAAAATCTACGATATTGGGTGTGGCTGCTAGAAAAGGCTATACCGAAACATTCGATGCAACACGATTCGTAGATGAAGGGCAGGTCGTTGTTGGCAAGTCTACATTCACAAAAGATGACGAAGGTAATCCAGTATGGATTAAAACGAAATCTGAAGTCGAAGATCAGCGAAAAGCATTTTTTGATTTCATCGAAGGTTTGCAAGATCACATCAATCCGATAAAGCCGAAAAAGAAAGAGAATCGAAAAAAGCACAATCCAGACATCATGCCAGCTATCTTCATCGGAGACGCTCACATTGGTATGCGAGCAGATGGAGCAGAGACTAGAGACAGGTCGTTTGATTCAAGCATAGCGAAGGAAGAAATCTGTGTAGCCATAGATGACCTTGTTTCTGTGGCTCCAGAGGCCGATACAGGGCTTCTAGTCAATGTCGGTGACTTTGTTCATGCCAATAATTCAAACGCCACTACGGCAAAGGGAACGCCTTTAGATGTCGATACTCGATATGAGAAGTTCATGCGCGTCGCAGCGCAGACGCTCGTGTACTGCATTGATCGGATGCTTGATAAATTCTCAAATGTCAAAGTTGTTATAGCGAAGGGTAACCATGACCCTGATGCCGCGATAGCTTTGCAGATGATAATGGAGTTTTACTACGCCAAAGAGCCTAGAGTGCATATTCTGCGAACAAAGTCTTTCTTCCACTATCTTCAATATGGAAAATGGCTGATAGGCGTACATCATGGCGATAAAGTTAGGGCACAGAAACTGGCATCTATTATGCCGCGGGATATGCCAGATGCTTGGGCAGAGACGACTCATAGAATGTGGGCGGTAGGTCATTTTCATCATGCCCACGAGCTTGAATGTGATAACTCGGTTATTGTGAGAAAGTTTGGCACACTCGCCCCGCCAGATTCGTGGCACTCTGGGCAGGGATATTCATCGGCTCATGTCATGGAAATGATTGTGTTTAAACGGGATGGTGGCAAAATGTTGAGTTATACTTACGAGATTCCTCGCGAGTCAAAAACAGTGGACGTGAAAATCTAATGAGCGAAGATAGGCTGAATAGGATTGAAGGGAAGCTAGACGACTTGCAGGCCGCTGTCGTTAGTTTGGCTCGTGTAGAGGAAAGATTAGTAACAGTGTTCAATCGTCAAAGCAATATAGAGCAAAAAGTTAATGGACTGAGTGATGATGTCCATAAACTGTCAGAAAAGATCAGCAGCGTTTATCAAGAAAGGATATTTTGGATTCTGTTTACAGCCGGTGTTGCCTTGTTATCTCGTATATTTGTGTGAGCAAAATTATTTCATTTCCAGTAAAAACATCAGAACAAGCCGAAATTGAGGCTGTTGAGGCCGACGATGAGTTGACAAATTGGATCATGAGCAAATTAGAAGACGGAATGTCCGCTTATACTTTGCTCGGAATAATAAACTTAAACTCTCAATGGCTCTCTTCAATGATTATTGAGGAGCAGCAAGAACAGTAATACTAAGTATTCTGCTCTGCCTCTATCAGAATATCGCAGAACTGTTTTATCTTTCGCAAATCGTCAAGACCGCCTTTGTCTCGCCATCGAGTTGCGTATTTGATAATGCTTGCTTCGCAGAATGGTATGTTGTTAGCTAATATGTATTCGATTGGCTGAATCTTTAATTTCTTGTAATGATTTCCAGCAACTTGATACTCAGTGGATTGCATGTTTGGGATCCCATGAATTGTTTTTGAAAAAATCTTCCAACAAGCCTTTCTCCATAAGGAATTCGTAATAATCTTCAAGCTCTACCATCATTGTTGCAATTAGTCGCTTTGTTTCTTTATCGAGTTTGTCAAACTTTGTATCAAGATATTCTGTGATTTCCTTATCGGTCATTTTCAAAAGATGTTCTATTTTCATGATTTTATCCTAGTTGCTTCTAGTGTGGGGGATGGGGCTGCCCCCATATCCGAATTCGGCGAGTACGATCTTGCCTCTCTCCCTGCTCATCAAACGCTTTCGCGACCTCCCTTTGTGCCAGAGCATCTTGACAGGCGCAGACCAGCGTCTTGTAAGCCACTGCTGCGGCGTGTTCCCCTATGCTGCTGAATGTCTGGCTTGTATCCTCAAGCATTGCTTCACCTGCGCTTGTGTTGCAGTCGGCGCAGAGTTTCAGAGCTTTGTCATAGTAAATGACCCATTCGTGAGAATCGCAGATCCAGTGAATAGCCGATTGAATGTCTCCTTTGGCTTTAAGAATTTCTGCCACGATTCTCTCGGCTTCTTGACGTAAAATGTCATCATTGATAATAAATCGGCCAGTAATTTTGTTCATTATGAATATCCTTATCGGTCATTTTCAAAAGATGTTTTATCTTTATGATTTTATTCTGCTCTCGTGATATTTTATTTGACTATTGAAATCGGCCAGCATGTCCTCGTAGTCTGTCTTATACATCTTTATTGGATCTGACTTTGTTGCAATCATTTCATTTACAAAGTCTCTTCCGTACATATCTTCCATCCACAGAGTGTACCGTTGCGCTGCCGCTCCGTACCTCATGCCCCACATATTGCATCT